GATGGAGTGAGCGCCTCAGCCGCCGCGCAGAAGCTGAGAGACTGGCGTCATGACCCCGTGCTGTTCGTGCGGGAGAACTTCCAGACCGACCCTGAGCCGTGGCAGGCGGAGGCGCTGGTCGCGGCCGCACAGCCCGGCAAGAAGCGCATCGCCATGCAGGCGGCTGTCGGCGTCGGCAAGTCAGCGGTGAAGAGCTGGGCGGCGTGGCATTTCCTCGCAACGCAGGCGAACCCGGCCCGGCATCCCGGCAAGTTCCCCAACGGCTACGCCCTCTCCATCAGCCACGAGAACCTGAAGTCGGGGCTGTGGAAGGAGCTCGGCGTCTGGCGTTCCCGCTCGCCGTTCCTCATGCGGGAGTTCGAGTGGACGGCCGAGACCATCTTCCACCGCCAGCATCAGGGGACGTGGTGGGTCAAGGCGCGGAGCTACCCGAAGTCCGCTGACCCAGAGGCGCAGGGTGCCGCCCTCTCTGGTCTCCACAGCCCGTACGTTGCCGTCTTCCTCGACGAGGTGGGCGAGATGCACCCCGCCATCGGCCGACGGGCGGAGCAGGTGCTGTCGGACGCGGAGAGCGAGTTCGGCGTCATCCTCGCCTCCGGCAACCCCACCAGCCTGAACGGACTCCTGTACGAGCTGTGCGCCAAGGCGTCGACGTGGCAAGTCATCCGCATCAGTGGCGACCCCGACGACCCGCAGTGCTCGCGGCGCGTCGACCGGACGTGGGCACAGCAGCAGATCGCGGAGTACGGGCGGGACAACCCGTGGGTCATGGCGCACATCCTCGGCCAGTTCCCGCCGGGTGGGCTCAACACGCTGCTCTCGCCCGACGACGTCCGTGCCGCAATGCAACGCAACCCCGACCGACCGACCTACGACTGGGCACAGAAGCGGCTCGGCATCGACGTGGCCCGGTTCGGCGACGACCGCACCGTCATCTTCCCCCGTCAGGGGCTGGTCGCCTTCCAGCCGCAGGTCATGCGCGGCGAACGCACCACTGCCATCGCGGCTCGCGTCATGACCATCGGGAGCAACTGGGGCAGCGAGATGGAGCTCATCGACGACACGGGGCACTGGGGGCACGGCGTGGTCGACAACCTGATCGCGGCGAGCCGTCCGGCCATCCCCGTCATCTTCTCGGACCCCGCGCTCGACAAGCGGTACCTGAACCGACGGGCGGAGATGTGGTTCGGCATGGCGGAGTGGGTCAAACGCATGTGGTTCGGCATGGCGGAGTGGGTCAAGCGCGGCGGGGCGCTGCCCAACATCCCCGAGCTGATTCCCGAGCTGACCCAGCCGACCTACGGGCTCAAGAACGGCAAGGTCGCGCTCGAGGACAAGGACGCCATCAAAAAGCGCATCGGCCGCTCGCCAGACTTGGCAGACGCACTGGCCCTGACCTTCGCGCTGCCTGACATGCCGGGCGCTGGCAGCGAGGTGGCGCTGGCGGGCAACGTCACGACGTGGGACTACGACCCGTTCGACGAGCGAAGGATGGCGCGGTGAGTGAGACGTTTGACAATGCCACACTGGGCCGTTCCATTGCGCGGGTACGTCCGGCGGGGCCGACAGACGTGCCGTGGATGCTCGAGCAGCTACAGGCGTTTGCGGCCGCGTACGGCACCCGGCGTTCGCTGTTCGGGGACGCTGAACATGCGGAGGCGTTGGTGGGCACCCTGATAGACACGCAGTTCGTGGCGATCGCGGAGGTCGACGGCCAGCCAGTGGGACTGGTGGCTGGGGCGCTGGTGCCGCACCCGTTCAATCCCGACCTGCAGGTGGCCAACGAGCTGTGGTGGTGGGTCGTCCCCCCGGCGCGAGGCTCACGGGCTGGGGCGCTGCTGCTCGACGCCTTCGACGAGTGGGCCGACGACAGCGGGGCCGACCTCGTGAACTTCACCCTCGAAGCCGACAGCCCGGTGCGGGACCGCTCGCTCGAGAAGCGCGGCTACCGCCTGATGGAAAAACAATTCGTGCGTGAGGTGTCATGACCATTCCAGTTCAGCCGATTCCGTTTGTCGGCAGCAGCCAGATTCTCGATGAGCGGCGGCGACTCGAGAACCTGATCGAGCAGATGAAGATTGAGCGCGAGAGCTTCCGGTCGCACTGGACGCAGCTCGCCAGCTACATCAAGCCCCGGCGCGGGCGGTTCTTTGTCAATGACGTCAACAAGGGCGACCGCCGGAACCAGAACATCATCGACTCGACTCCGACGTTTGCCGCGCGGACGCTGTCGTCGGGCATGATGTCTGGCATCACCAACCCGGCGCGTCCGTGGTTCCGTCTCACAGTTTCTGATTCGTCGCTCGGCGACTTGGCGATGGTGAAGGAGTGGCTGCACGAGGTGACGCTGCGCATGAACATTGTCATGGCGCGGTCCAACTTCTACAACGTGCTGCCGATTTACTACACGGACCTCGGGGTATTCGGCACGGCGGCCATGTCCATCGAGGAGGACGACGAGGACGTGATTCGCTGCACGTCGTTCCCCATCGGCAGCTACATGATGGCCAACGATGCCAAGGGCCGCGTGCGCGTGTTTGCCCGTGAGTTCCAGATGACGGTGCGGCAGATTGTCGAGCAGTTCTGCACCGACGATTTCGGACGTGTCAATCTGTCGAATGCCTCGACGACGGTACGCGAGCTGTACGATCAGAACCAGCTCGAGAGCCGCATCGACGTCACGCACTGCGTGGGGCCGAACCCCGAGGCCGACGCCAGCAAGATGGCGTCAAAGTACAAGCCGTTCGCGTCGTGGTATTGGGAGACGGGAACCGCCAAGGACGGCGCGTTGCTCGGCTTCCTGCAGAAGCGTGGGTACGACGATTTCCCCATCATGGCCACGCGGTGGGAGGTGACGGGCGAGGACGTGTATGCCACGGACTGCCCCGGCATGACGGCGCTCGGCGACATCAAGCAGCTGCAGCTGGCGGAGAAGCGCATCTTCCAAGCGGTCGAGAAGATGATTTCCCCACCGATGCGTGCTCCTGCTGGGCTCAAGAACTCGCGGCTCAGCTTCGCCCCGAATGACATCTCGTATGTTCCCGACGTGCAGGGCGAGGGCATCCGGCCCATGCAGGAGATTCGGCCGGACGTCAGCCACCTCGAGCTGAAGCAGCAGCAGGCGCGGCAGCGCATTGAGGCGGCGTTCTTTGCGGACCTGTTCCTCATGATTGCCAATGACCGCCGGGCGCAGCGAGCCACCGCGACCGAAATCGAGGCGCGGCATGAAGAGAAGCTGCTGGCGCTTGGCCCGGTGCTTGAGCGGCTCAATCAGGAGCTGCTGAACCCCGCGATCGACCGCATCTTTGCCATCATGGTGCGTCGAGACATGCTGCCGCCACCGCCGGAGGAGATGCAGGGGCTCGCCCTGCGCGTGGAGTACATCTCCATCATGGCCGCTGCGCAGCGGATGGTGGGTATCGGCGGCATTGACCGACTGGCCGGGTTCGTCACCAACCTTGCAGCGAACACGCAGAACCCGCAGGTGCTCGACAAGATTGACACGGACCAGATGGTTGACGAGTATGCCGACATGATGGGCGTCTCGCCCCGTGTCGTGCGGCCAGATGAGGACGTGGAGGCCATGCGAGCGGAGCGGGCGAGGGCACAGGCGGCGATGCAGGCCGCGCAGCAGGCGCAGATGGAGGCCGATGCGATGGCAAAGCTGGGCACAATCAAGACGGACCAACCCAACGCCGTGACGGACCTGCTCGGGATGCAGGGCACGCCGGGCGTCGTGTAACGGAGAAAGGCATGGCAACCCAGAAGAAGAAGTACGTCACGTTTGCGGTTGACCGCATCGAGGGCGACCGGGTCATTCTGCAGCGGGACGACGACGGATCGGTAATTGAGCGGCCTTTGGCGTCGATGCGTGGGGCACGGGAGAGCATGATCTACCGCGTGCCGATGTCGGCGAGCGGTCTCAACTGGTCGGGTGCGATGGCCGACCGGATGGCGACCGCCTCGCGGATGCAGTCTGCGCGACAGCAGCGGAAGGGGCTGGCGGAGCGCATGTATCCCGACATGCGATGAACAAAGACAAGCGTCACACCGACCTGTTGGCGGACGCCGACTTGGCGTGGGTGCTGAGCGATGCCCGTGGTCGCCGGGTGTTGTGGCGCATTATTGCCAGTGCGGGCGTGTGGGAGCGCATCCGGGCACCGAACCCGGATATCCACTACCGCGAAGGACGCCGCGACGTCGGCATTGAGCTGATGGAGCGGATTGACAGCGTGGACAACGCCACGATCCCGCTGATGATGCAGGAAGCCCGCAATCAGGAGCTACTCGATGACCGACGCAGGTAACCCCACCGCCACTCCCGAGAGCCCGGCGGTCGGCAGCAGCACCCCCTCATCCGAGGGGTCGCAGGACACCACCGTGGGGACGTTGCTGACGCCCCCCTCCGACCAGCCGTCCAGCAGCGAGCCTACGGTCCCTGAGACCTACAAGCTCCAGCTGCCCGACGACTCGCCGCTGGATACCTCTGCCCTCGAGCGCGTGACCGCGCTGGCCAAGAGCCTCAAGGTCACGACCGACGAGTCCGCACAGGCTATTGCGCAGGCGCTGCATGCAGAGGTCGCGAGCTACCAGCAGGGGCTGATGGAGGCGAATGCCAAAGGCGGCGAACTCTGGAAGGCGCGGGTAAGTGACATGGAGAAGCAGGCGCTGTCGGACCCCGATATTGGCGGGACCGCCGAGCGGCTGCAGCAATCGGTACAGCACAGTCGTCAGGTGCTGGATCGGTTCGGGGATGCCAGCGTCCGGGACTTTCTCGAGGAGACCGGACTGGGCTCGAGCCCTGCACTGATCAAGATGCTGACGCGCATTTACCGTGCGATGGGTGAGGACACATTTGTCGTGCCCAGCACGTCGCACAAGTCACAGCCGAAGACGCTCGCTGAGCGCATCTACGGCTAAATCACACTGGAGAATCTGCGGGCGTGTCGTGGCGTCGTGTGAACGCGGGTACCACCCCGACCAAGTCGAAGACCGCGCAGACTGAGGACCAGACGGCGATCCTCGATGCGTGGAGCGAGATCGACAAGAAGGTCGCTGACCTCAACGGCAACACCGCCGCGTGGCGTCTCTCGGAGGCTTCGGCCTTCATCGAGGCCATGAATCAGGAGATGGTCGGCACGCTCTTCTATGGCAACAGCAACACCGACGAAAAGGAGTTCACGGGCTTTGCCCCGCGTTACTCCAACCCGTCCGGCAGCACCGGCCAGAACGTCCTCGATGCGGGCGGCTCGGGCTCGGACAACACCTCGATCTTCCTCGTGGTGTGGGGCGACAACTGCCACGGCATCTACCCGAAGGGGTCGACCGCTGGCCTCAAGCACACCGACTACGGGCTGCAGGTGATTGAGAACGCCGGTGGCGTGTCTGGGGCGCTCATGGAGGGCTACCGCGACCACTACGAGTGGGAGATGGGCCTGCACATCCGTGACTGGCGCTACGTTGTTCGTATCGGCTCGATCGACGTCTCGAACCTTGGCGGGGCCAGCGAGGCTGACCTGACCAAGTTCATGACCAAGGCTGTGCATCGCATCCCGATGCTCGCGGCTGGCCGTGCGGCGTTCTATTGCAACCGGACGGTTGCGCAGTACCTCGACATCCAGCGTCAGGCTGCTGTCGCTGGTGGCGGGCAGCTCTCGTATCAGGTTGTCGACGGCATCTGGACGTCCATGTTCCGTGGCATCCCGATCCGCACGGTCGATCAGATCGTCGAGAACGAAGCCGCCGTCTGATCACTGACCATTTACTTAGAGGACTAACACATGCGTACTGATGCTTTCCTTCTTCTCTCCGACGCGCAGGCCGTGACGGCTGACGCGGCGTCGACGAACGCCCTCGCGCTTGGCGCGGCTGGCGTTGACGTCGGAATCGGCGAGCCCCTCGCCGTGGTGTTCGTGATCGACGTTGCGGCGGATTACACCACCGGCGACGAGACCTACAAGTTCGCCGTGCGTACGGCGACGGCCAGCGATGGCACCACTGGCGCGGTCTCAATCGTGGAGACTCCGGCGATTGCTGGCAGCGCTCTTACCGCTGGCACGCGCTTCGCGCTTCTGCTTCCGCAGAACCGGATCGCGTCGACGGCCACGCACCTCGCGGCGTACTATGACGTGACCGGCACGACGCCGTCCGTCACCGTGACCGCGTTTGTGCAGCCCGCCTCGATGGTCCAGAACGACAAGTACTTCGCTTCTGGCTTCACGGTTGGCGCGTAACCTTCACTGACGGAGAGGATTGACTGATGCGTGTGCGTGTAACGGTACCAGTGGCATTCAATGGCGAACATCGTGTGTACGAGGGTGATGAGTTTGAGATCCCGAATGGCACGCCAATCGCCTCATGGATGGAGCTGATAGACGACACGCCCACGCCAGTCGCCGCTCCGCGTGGACGGCCAAAGGGGAAGGCGGGGGCAGACGCTCCCGCCAACCCCAGCCGGGCCTCTGATGCCCTCGTGGGATAACCGGAGACTGTCATGGCATTCTGGGACAAGAAGAATCCGAACAAGAAGTCGACGCAACTGACGGCTGCGCAGAAGGCAGCGGCAAAGGCACGGGCTGGTCGTGCTGGGCGTCGGTACCCGAATCTGGTCGATAACGCGTGGGCCGCAAACCAGAAGAAGGGGAAGTAACATGCCACTAAAGAGCAAGGCGCAAATGCGGTTGATGTATGCAGTGGCTGGCGGCACGGCCAAGGTGCCGGGCCTCAGCAAGGCGGAAGCAAAGAAGATGATCGCCCACACGCCCAGCAAGGCAAAGAAGAAGTTGCCTGCTCGGACGCGGCGAGGGCGATAGCATGTCTATTGAGCGTGGTGGTGAGCGGTTCGCGGGGTATAACAAGCCCAAGCGCACGCCGGGCCATCCCGACAAGAGCCATGCGGTCCTTGCGAAAGTGGGCGACACGATCCGGCTGATCCGATTCGGGCAGCAGGGTGTTTCTGGTTCGCCACGGCGTGAGGGCGAAAGTACGTCTGCGCGAAAGCGTCGAGAATCCTTCCGGGCTCGACATGCAGCTAATATTGCCAAGGGACGGCTGAGTGCCGCCTACTGGGCGAACAAAGTCAAGTGGTGACGTGGAGGAACCATGGCGGCGAGCGTAGAGGCGATCTGTGAGTTGGCTCTCGGGCATCTTGGGATGGCCGATACGATTACGGATGTCACGACGGATCAGACGGCGGTCGCTCGTGCGTTTCGGCGGTTTTATGCGCAGTCGCGGGATGAGGTGCTCACCGCGTTTCCGTGGACGTTTGCCAAGCGGTATTGGGATTTCCTTGAGCAGGATGGCACTGGCACCGTGGAGGCGCTCCAGCAGGGCGGCAACTTTGAGTTGCGGTTTACGGTTTCTCAAGATCCGTATCTTGCCGTTGGCGACACGGTCACGATCAATAGCGTGGCGTACACGCTGAATACGCGCCACAACGCGACGACGTACTACGTCACGCCGAGTACGGTGCAGGCGGCTGGCTCGAGCTTCACGATCGCAAAAAAGCGGTTGACGGACCCGACGCTAGACTGGGCGTATGCCTATCGCATGCCTGCGGATATCCTGCAGCCGCTTCGGCTAGTCGACGGCAACCGCACGCCGATCCGATCGAACTGGCCGGTGTTCTGGACTGGCGAGGACGACACCAGCAAGCTGTTGTATTGCAATTACGACACCGACGTGATCATGGAATACGTCAAGTCCGTGACCGACGTGACGAAGTTTCCCGTACTGTTTACTCAGGCTTTGGCGTGTAAACTTGCGTTTTATGCAGCGCCGTTGCTCGTTGGTGGCGATAGCAGCCAAGTGAGTGTGCGCGTGGCGCAGATGTATGTGTCGTTCCTCGCCGAGGCCCGCGCGATGGATGCGATGCGTAGTCGACCGGATGATGACGCAGACGCCGAGCTGATTCAGGGCCGCTAAATGACGATTGATCCGAGTGGCAAGCGATACATCGACAAGCTGATCGGTGAAATCGCTGGTGGCCCGACTGGGCCGACTGGTCCGTCGGGTGCTCCCGGCATTATGGGATTGCCCGGAGCGCAGGGGCCATCTGGGCCGAGTGGTCCAAGTGGTCCGTCTGGTGCACCGGGCGTCATGGGTCTCCCCGGATCGAGTGGTCCGACAGGGCCGACGGGAGCCACCGGCCCGACTGGGCCATCCGGTGTGCCGGGAATTATGGGTCTACCGGGCGTCAGCGGACCGACTGGGCCTACCGGACCAACGGGGTCTACCGGGCCGACGGGTGCCTCTGGCGTTCCCGGTATCATGGGCCTGCCCGGAGTCAGTGGCCCCACTGGTCCAACTGGCGCGACTGGCCCAACAGGTCCAACTGGAGCATCAGGCGTACCCGGTGTCATGGGCTTGCCGGGATCGAGCGGACCCTCCGGACCCTCTGGCCCTACCGGAGCGACTGGTCCTTCTGGCCCATCCGGCCCAAGCGGGCCGACAGGCCCAACCGGCGCTACCG